TTTTTGTGCATATCCATAATCTTTTAAGGCACGAGCTGAACGCGTATATAATGAAGTTGTCGCCTCTAAACTTCCCCTTGTGCGTTGGGCAATCTCAAATAATTCCTTTTGCACTTGGTTCATTTCGGTCATAGAACTTGTCACAAACTGCACTTGATTGCGTAAAGACTGCATTTTGTCCGCCAGCGCTAAGAGGTGGGAAATCCCACCGCCTATTCCGGATAAAGCTAATAACGCTTGTAAACGCCCAAAGCATTTATTCAATTGTTCAGTAGCTGTTTCTGTTCTCTTTGCTGCACGTTCCACATTATTTAAATCTCGAGTGGATTTTTCTGCACCATTTGTGCGGATTTCAATTGCTAGTGTTGCTAAATCCGTCATAGCATTTCTCCAATAAAAAATGCACGATCTTGCGAAAGTGCGGTTAATTGTGGTCATATAACCACAGTTGAATTTTGTACCGTTATCTAATTTACAGGCATAAAAAACCGCACATAAAGTACGGTCAATTTAATAGCGGTAGCTCAATTTGCATTTTGTCTTCAAAGATTTTTAGCGTTGCTTCTAATAATGGCTTTTTACCTTTCCATTCACTTAAGGCTTTACCGCATAAACTTGCTAATTGTTTTTCGGCTTTATGTTCACCAAGTAAAGAGTAGTATTGCTCAAGTAGTGTTTGGCTACCTTTTGCCAATTCTTCCGCCATATAATCAAAGGCTTTGATATAAGAAATCTTAATTGCCATTGCCTTTTTGGATTTATAACCCATTACCAAAAGCATAAAGCCATTTTTGGTTAAATTGTAATATGGAGTAGGTCTACCATTCTGTAACTCATTGATTTTAAAGCAAACCTCAAAATTGAGTTTTGCAAAGTCCTCATCGCAATTTTCAATAAGAGATTTAATATCCCGCAATACATTGTCGTGTCGCTTACCAAATACCTTCGCTACAATTTCTGATGTAGTTACAGTTTGATGATCTTTGATTTGTACAAATTGTTTAAAATTTTCAGGGTTTGCTAATTGCATATTCGTGTCCTTTTATGATTTTATTTGATAATAAAAAACCCGACCATTTCTGATCGGGTTGAATTTCAGGTACAACAAAAAACCGCTTGCATCTAATGACACAAGCGGTTTGATATTGATATTTTTTGCAAAATCTATTTAATGATTACATATTTTACCTGATTTTTCTCGGCATCTTTTTGTTGTTGAGCGTCTAACTCTTTCTTCAATCGATCCAAATAGATCTTGTTTTTATAAAGCCCAATTGCAACAGAACCAATAAGGGTGACAGATAGACCAAAAATCGTAGCATGAAAGAGCGTAATATCTTGAGCAAAAGCCCCTAATACGAAAAATATAACCCAACTCATCAGCCAACCGATGAAAACGGCTTTTACACAGGAAAATAAGAACATATGCGACTCCTTTTTTTGAAATCTAACACTACACCGATTAAATTTCAACAAATTTACGCTACCACTTCCCTAAATTGAGCTGAAAGCGTCCAAAAGCCTTGTTGTTGGTTTGTTTTCCATTCGTCACAACGAAATTTTCCTTGTGTTGAACTGTTCGGAGTCCATAAAAACGATTTATACCCACCGTGTCTATCTAAAAATGCGTCTATTTGCTTAATACGCTCTTCTGTGCCACTAAAAGAAACATCATAAACACGGAGATTGTGATTTAATCCTTTGGGCGATACTTGCTCGTATCCATTACCAAATTTAAGCCTGATTACATCAGGTTTCTTAGCAAGTTGCATTCCCCAATCGGGAGCAAAATTAAAGGTTTCCACACTAAATCTCCGTATTTTGTACATTCAGGAAAATCACATCAAGCTGTTTAATTACCTTGATTTCCCATACTGCTAACTCTATCTGAAGCAGTCTATTCCACGCCTCAATCTCAGCATAAGTAATGGGACAAAGCCCCATACCTGACTGTCGAGAAAGAGATAATTCATAAAAAAAGCCCAGCAGATAACTTATCGCTGGGCTAATTTCGATATTCTCAAGCTCTTCAGGAACACTGCCCGTCTGCTCTTGAATAGCCAAAAGATGTTCTCGCAAGGTGCAATCAGAATCCTTTGGCTTTTTGTCTAATTCAAATTCCTTTTTAGCATATGCCAACAAATCATCAATTAGCTCTTCAAGAACTTTCCCAAATCGTTAGAATGTTCAAGGACTTGTTCAATAATCCAATCACATTCCGTTAATAACATTCGGGCGTTTTCTTCCGTGAATGGCAGTTCTTTTTTGTCGCCAAATTCCACATTTTCCCAACCAACCATACGATTTAATGCTAACTCGATACTTTCTTGTTTGATTTCATCAAATTCCTTAAATTTAGGGTGGCGAGAACGAGCATTTTCCAATTCGCGTTTTTGCTCTTTGCGTAATTGTTTTGCAAAGAACTTTTGAGCTTGATCTGATTTTGCGCTCACTACACTAATAAATGCTCCCAATCCTTCACCCGTTACAGGATGAACAAGTTCAAAGCGATGTGAGTCTGAAATATTCTCTTTGGCAAGGTTTTTTAAGTTCATTTTTTGTTCCTTATAAACGAAAAAACCGCCAATAAAGGCGGTTTAGGTAAAATTTAGGTATAAAAAAAGCTCCGTTTAAGGAGCTTGGTTAAGGTTAGGCGAGTGTGTCTTGTACAATCATTGTGGTTGCTTTTTTCAAGCTATCATCAATGGTGCTTTGTGCATCAAAAACAGCGGGAAACGCATCATAATTCAGGGTTTGAATTAAGTTATCGCCACTGTTGACTTCGGATGAAGTGAGTTTCACGCCAGGTAAAATTAACGTAACATAATCTGAGTTGGTTTCGCTTTCTGCATCCATTCGTAAGGCAAGTGAAAGGGATGTGCCATTTCTGACCGCTTGCCACATAGCTTTATCTTTCAAGTAGGTAGAAAACGAACCACTGACTTTAATTGAACCGATAAATACATCAGGCGCATAGGTTGCACCTAAAACAGGCTCACTGCTTGCACCGAGATCGATGTCAATTTTAAAACCTGTCACAAAACCGACTTCCGCTTTATTGAGTAACAGTTTTCCTTTTACCCCGGCTAATTTTCCTGATTGAGCAATCGGGGTAGGATTTGTAAAGTAAGTGGCTTGTAGCTCTTCACTTTTTTGCCCTAAGAATGAAACAGTGACAGAGGAAATACCGTTAGGCTGAGCATCAATGCTCATCTTAGAAACACGACAACCTGTATAAACACGGTTTACGTTAATATCTTGGAAAATCTCTTCAATGGTGAATGAGTCCGTGGTGTGATTGGTTTCAGGCACAATGAGAATTTTTCCGTTTTTCTCGCTGGTACCATTTGACGTTTTCTTAATAATCGGGGCTTTAGCCTCTGCGGTAAACGCACCACGCAAAACCGCCGCAAAGAACTGCGACCATTGCCCAGCCGATAGTTCACCTTTAATGTCGCCTTCGACCTTTTCAAAACCGACAATAGAGGCGGAACGTTGTAAATCAGAACGAATTTCTTCTGATTGGAACGATTCAAAATTGGCATTTAAGGATGTTTCAATGCGTGGAATGATTTTGGCTCCCGTTTTAGCTGGTTTTGTACCAAAAACGGATTCCTTGCTGATAACCAGTGTTCTTTTGACTTCTTGAGCCATAGTTACTCCTTATTCAGCTCGTAGGCTGTGTAATGGATTGTGATAGGTAAAGCCAACTTATCATCATTTAAAAAAATACCGCCAATGGTGGGCGGTTGAGAGATAACAACTTGAACATTCTCTTCAATGATAGATTGACCGTAAAAATGATTGCGGATTAGCTCCGCTCTTTCTTCAATGGCATGCGTGCCGTTGCCATTTGGATAGAACAAGGTCACCTGTAAAAACCCTGTTTCAACAGAAAGCGGTTTATCAGAAATGCTTGTTGTATCGCTGGTTGTTACAGAAAGAAAAACCGCTTGATAAGGCAAACTCACTTTATTGTTTACCCCCTCCCAAGCGGTACTGAACTTACCTAATTCCGTTAGTTGCGTTTGTAGAATGGATCGAATGATTTTTTTCATTACCAAAGCCCTAATGTTGGATTTCTAGCTAAATATGCTTTTAGCTCTTTAACGGTTATCCGAACCATACCTTGAGGAGCTTGGATAGAATAACCATTCTTCGTTTTCCCTGATGGGTTTTTCGGAGGATTAGGATAAAGCCCATATTCCAACGCAGGGGCATAAGGCAAGTTAGTCGCAATATAAATCACATCGCCAAATTTCGCCTTGGCAATATCTTCATTTGAGCCATTAAAATTCGTGGGTAAAGCAGAAACAGACACAGTCCAACTTCGTCTTAACGCCCCTGTATCAACAGGCGATTTCGCTTGCACTTTCGCAAAAGCATCTAACGCTACTTTACGAATGACTAAGTTTTTCCGTTGCTCAATCTGCTCAATTTGTTGCTGAATTTGTGCAATAAAACTACTCATTTCATTGTTTCCGCCCTTGGCATTGATAAAGCATTGCAACGTTAGCCGGTTTTATCGGTTGAACAGCAATAATGCTCCAGACTTCGCCATTCACTTCAACCGCTGAGCCTACCTCTGCTTTTTCTGTCAGATAAATAACCACATCGCCTTGCTCTATCGCAACAGCTTCCCCTCTAGAAGTTCCGCCACTTTGAAATGAAGGGAAATCATAAGACAGATTATCAAAAAGACAGTAAGCATTCTGTTTACTGATTTCAGTTTGCATTTTTCCCGTAGTTGGATCGTATTGCCCGGATATTTGTGTTTTAATCACACAAGGCGAACCAAACTTCTGAATTAACTGCTTGGAGATTTGCTTTAGTTTACCGTACAAGCCTACCCCCTTAACAATGACACATTGTTAGTAGATGATGAATTTAAAAAGCGAGAAAGCAAAGTTTTGACATACTCAAACCGATTGCTGCTACCACTGATAACCGCTTGATTTTCGTAATTGACAGAAACAGGCCCCACTTTCACGCTTGCCATCTTCTGCTCTGTGTTCTGATTTAGATCTGACTGCAAGGCTAATTCGCAAACCGCATATTTCACTTGTAACGGAATTTCGCTACTCTCTTGACTACTCTCTTGACGTGGAAATTGTCTGATTTGCGTAGGATCTGCTTTCTCTCCCACAAAACGATAATTGTGATCGAGAAAATCTGATGCACTAACTAAGCGACGAGCTTTTTGTTCATCATCAAGTTCATTCCACGCTTCAAAACTAGCCCTCAATTGATGGTAGCCATTTGCCTCTTCAAGGGAAACATAACTATCCGTTGGTACGTTCAGGGTCATTGTCGCCCCCTTTCGCTTGCTTTAATAATGCAATCAGCTCATCTTTCTTCGCCCCTTGTGGAATTTCCACATTCAAGGCTTTAAGTGCGGTGGTTAATTCTGGCACGGTCATCTTGTCTAATGGTTTTTTATCAGATTGTTCATCAACCCATTGAACCTTAACCCCTAAGGATTGATACGCTTGTGCAATCTTAGGAAAATCCCCATAAATCACCACATCGGTCACCTTACTTTCTGCTTTTTCAAAATACAGCGGATTTCGGTAATGTTTATGCGGCTCAAATCCTGTGGTTTGCGTTGTATAAATTAATTGCATTGATTACTCCTTCTCAACATAAAAAGCGGTACGATTTTGGTAATTTTTTGCAAAAACGCACCGCTTTTATATTCACTTAACTTAGTTAGCTTAATTCAATTAACACGCCAGCCGTATTTTTATTGCTGGTCGCATATTTTTGCCAACTTGCTCCCGTGCCAATTGTCGAAAGGTTAGGGTTCGCTCCCGCACTTTCTTTGTACGAATAACCTAAAACATCAAGGTTAAATGTTCCTTCCGCACGAATACCAATCGCTAAGTTTTCTTCACTGTTAATGTCATAAGCTCGGAAACCCGGTAATTGCGAATTCGTGATAGTAATTGCTCCGGCTTGTAAGCCTAAAATGGTGTTAGCTTTGGCTTTATCCGTTACTAACACAGGCTTGCCCATTGTTGCCGGTAAACCGCCATAAATAATCTGGTCTTCCGATTCAAATACTTTATTTGTAATTGCATCATCAATCAGATCAAAATAGACAGCAGAGTCCATCACCCATAAACCAATTCGCCCAAATTTATCCCCAAACTTACGCATCCCTTTGGTCAATACTTTTTTGTGATCGGTTGCAATAGACGCCGAGGCTTTCATCTCAGCATTCGTCCCAATTGCCGCCATTGCACCAGCAGTCAAGTATTTAAAATAACCGTCTAATAATGCGTCCGCATAGTCTTGGCCAATAAGGATAGAAAACTCCTCCGTGCTTCTCGCTCGGCGTTTCATTGCCTCTTCCGTAATTGCATAAGGGCCGTATTTAAACGGAATTTTCACGCCAACCATTTCACCCATCGCAATGGTTTTATTCTCAACCGCGCCATTACTATTTACATCACGATGTTCCAAAGAACCACCGATTTTGTAAAAAGATTGTTTTCGAAAATCGCCTTGGATATTCTCATCTTGCAATAAAATGCAGCCGTTTGAAGCAGCATTAAATACATTAAGATTATCTTGAATACGCTCTAAATATGCAGTTTGAGCCAGTTCATTGTAGATAATCACATCTTTGTTTAAGCCTGTTGCCATAATGTTTTCCTTTATTCTTTAGGTAGATTAAGATATGCCTCACGACCGTGCTCCTGAATAAACTTGTTCATCTCTTCAGGGGTCATTTGGCTACGTTTAAATTGTTTGCCAGCGGGAGAGCCTGCACCACCGCCACCACCGCTTGAGCCAGAGCCTTTTAGAATA